TATTTCTTTTAATGCTGGTACAGTTTCCCCTAATTCGTTTTCTTCTTCTCCGTTAGGATCTAATATAGTTATTCTGTTTCTTAATTCTCCGGGGTTCATCTAATCCCCCCTTACAACAGATTTACTGAATGACTTCCAAGTATTCTGTCTAATAGTTCATTAAACTTACTAGCCTTATTATCAATACTTGTACCAGTTCTATTCTCATACATTTCATTAGCAATTACATATAGAGCTATAGTCATATCTGGTAATGTATCTAACTTTTCATCTGTTAGTCCTGTATATGCCCTTATATGAGATTTAGCACCTTCTAAAATATTGTTAAACAATCTATCTTCAACATCATGGTCTACTTTTGCATAATCTTTTAAATCATTTACAGTAACTTCACTAAATTTCATTATTTTTCACCTGCTTTTTAGGTTTCTCCTCCTTTACTTCTACTTCTTCTACATACTTTGCTTGGAGAAGGTCTTGGAGTATAGCTTTGTCACTACACTCCTTTATTTCTCCCTTGTACATAGAAAAAGCACCAGAGAAACTAACCAGTGCTTTTATTTTCATCCTATACACCTGCCTGCATAACTAATTTAGCAATCTTCTGTGCGTTTTCAACTTTAGAGTCTAATTCAATCCAACCTACTATACCTATAGCGTGTTGAGTTGCGAACTTTTCTCTTAATACTTCTATTGATACATCTTCTGCTAATTTAACTGCTAGTCCACTCATGTCACCATAGTATATGGCTGTTTTCCCTGCTTCCATTCCTGGCATGTTATCAGATGTATAAACATCTTTACCAAGTAGTGTATACCCCCATTTTGCATTAAAATCTTTTTGCAATAGATAAGTTCCATCACCATCTTTAAGTTTTCTGATAGCCTTTCTAGTCGTCTTATTCATGATCCATATAGCATCACTTTGATATACATCTGGAACAGTTTCTTGCAAGTCAATTAATTCATCTGCGGTTAAAACAGTTGCGCTTGCAGCAGTAACAATTTGAGTGACTGTAGATAATCCCTCAACTTTAGCAGTAGTTCCGTTTAATAACTCGTTTTCAATCCATCTAGAAATAGATTCGGCCATAGCATTTATTACGAATGGAACTATTGCAAATTGTGAATTGTTGATTAAAGACCTAGAAACTTTTGTTAATGCTCCTGCTAAAAATCCTTTTAATTCAATGCTTAGGAATTTACCGGAAGTAGATTCTAAGTCTTGGAACTCTGTAGCGTATGCCATTTCAATTGATTGAGTTTCTTCGTCATAATAAGGTATATTTAGTGTTCCACCAACATTATATCTAGTTGCTAATTGGTACACAGGACAAATGTCATATACCTTTTTTATGATTTTATTAGCAATAGATGAAGGAATTACTGCTCCATTGTCTCCTGTAGTTAAGTTTACATCAGCTCTTTCTTCTACTACACCTCTAAGGTAGTTCTCGAATGCTCTTTCTTCTGCTAGTTCTCTTGTTTCAACTTCGGTAGTTTTTTTCTCTTCTTTTTTCTCTAGCGCTCTAGCTTCTTCCTCTGCTTTGATGGTTTTATCTAGTTGTTCAATTTCCTTCTTAATTTCATCATATCTAGTACTTTCTTCTTCTGTAAATGCTCTAGTTTCCTCTTTTGCCTTACTTAATAATCCTTCCATTTCATCTAATAGATTATTTCTTTGTTCTATTAATGTAGGCATAGATCTTGTTTCTAATACTCTAAACTTTTTCATAATTATTTACCACCTTTCATTTTTATAAACTCTATTTCTTTTTCATAGACGCTGTAGTCTATTTGCCCTTTTTGTCTTTCCTCTGGGGAATTATCTTCTATTACTGCTTTGAAATCTTCTCCCCTAGTTTCTGTTAATACATCTTCTTCGCCCCTCTGCTCAATTGTTGTTGCGATATAGGCTGGAGTTTTGTCTAATATAGATACTTCTAAAAGGTCAATATCCTCTAGGTATCTCCTTTGAATTCCGTCTGGACCTTCCTCCCAAGAGTCTTTGTTGGTATAAAAACCAAAGGACCAACCTCTTAATTCTCCATTTTTAGCTTTTTTAATAACTTCATCATCTGATACAGTTGCTATTGCTCTAAGACCTATATTATCTTCATAAAGTTCCAAATTTCCTTCTTTTGTACTGCCTAGTTTTCTATCCTTCTTGTGATTGAATAATAAATCTACATTATCTGCTCTTTCTAAGGCTCTTTGAAATGTCTTAGGCTTTATTTGTTCTATAAACTTACCTTTAGGAGAAGGCAAAACTCTTGAATCTCTCCCAACTGCATTTACATATCCATCAAGCATTGCTTGATTACCTCGAATCTCAATCCTCAATAGTCTCACCTCCCTCCAATTTATCTAATTTGTCCATATCGGCAGTTTTATTTGTGTTAGGAGTATATATTTCTTTAGTCTTAGGATTGTAAAGTACATCTTGTAGTCCTAGTTTAATGAAATTCAATCCTAATGGCTCTAAATTCTCCTTATACCTAACTTCGTCAATTTGTAAAATACCATTTTTTACTGCCACTTCATAAGCTTTATATCTTTTTTCCATATCACCTTTTAACAAGTCTTTAGTATCAAAGGCAAAGAAAAAAGACTCCTTCTCGCTAGGTAAGAGTAAGTCTTTATTTAAAGCCGTTTCTATAGCATTTAATATAGGCAGTATAGCTAATTTAATAAAGTTATTATATATTGCATCTGTCAAATTTGCATTTCCCTCAAGCAATATTGGAGGTACATTGAATAGTTTACATATTTCTGTTGAGTTAGTCTTTTTGTTTTCATTTAATTGCATTTCTACAGATGTATTACTGGATTCCTGAAATTCTAGGCCTTCATTTAATACTATTACATTTTCTGTATTGTTTTTGTAAAGATTATTCCAAGCCGCTTTTAATTCTTCTATTGCTTCTTTAGATAATCTTCTTTGAGATTTTAGAAAACCTTTTTTGTTTCCACCAGTTTTCACTAACACATTTTCATATACTAAAGAATTATAAGCTACTGATAATATTTCTTTATTTTCTTTTATAATCCCTTCTCCAGTAACGCCATCCTTAGTTTTTCTAGTTACTTTTATAAACTCAAAATCTCTGTAAGTTTTACCATTTACCATAATGTCATAAGATTTAAATATCGGATCCACATTCATAATTACTGATACATTGTCATAATCTACATAATGTATTGATTTTACATTGTTTCTTTCTTTGTTGATATAAGCATATCCTGCACCATTTAGGAGATAATCTTCTACTATCGCCTTTTTGAATTGAAATCCGTCTAGAGTATCTCCTGTATCATCGTTTAGTAGGTTGACTCTATTATCCTCTACTATCTTTATTTTGCCGCCCACGCCCTTATACAACTTTATAGGTAGTATTGCTATAGTATTTGATATAAGCTCTACACATCCAGCTACAGATGGTATGTTCAAAGCTTCTGTCTTGGTTATTGTATCTCTTAATAATCCTGCCTGTAATAATACTTCTTCTAATGTCATTCGACTTTCTTGCCTATACTCCCTAAATTCTTTCCATTGCTGTATTAATCCCAAATTATCGCCTCCTAACCTATTTGTATAGCCCAATCCATATCAGGATTGAATATTACATCTAATTGCAATAAATATATAGCATTTATCATTGCAGCCACTAAGTCTATTTTCCCAGTTGACTTTTTCTTATTTACATATATATTTTTATTATTATCTTCTACCACTTTTGCATTTTGGAAATTTACTTCTAATAATTTATTGTCTATATATTTAAATCTTTTACTTAGTATCTGTTCTTTTAATAACTTTGTTGCTGGATGCAAAACTGATGAATGCTGTTTTACTTCTACGGTCTTGAGCCCTTTGTTTTCTAATTTCTGTGCAGTAGAGAGAGCATTGTACCTGTCATAACCAATTCCCATAACTGTTACATTGTATTTTTCTTCTATGGATAAAATCATATCTTCCATGAATCCATAATCTACTACAAAATCTCCACAATCATAACACCATTTATTAGATATATAATATCTATAATCTTCTTTTTCTAGCTTGGATTTTTCTTCTATTCTTTCACTTGGAATAAATCCTATTGCATTGGCTATTATATTTCCATCTTCTTCCGTTACCATAGCCAAACCGCAATTATCAGTTGTTTGTGCCAAGTCTAACCCTAGCCATACTTGCCTACCACTCCAATCGAATTCATCTATTTTACACTTTCTTAGATCTTCTAATTTTATGAAGGCCTCCCCACTATTACTAGGGAGAAAATAATTCATATGTTTACAAAGATATTCTTCTCTTTCCCCTGGTTTTTCTAGGGCCGTCTTTCTATTATCTCTAATTTCATTGTAGTTTTCTTCTATTCTCAAAGGATTAGCTTGATATAGACCTGTATCATCCCAAAGATGTTCTTTTTCCGCATAATATAGTAATGCAAACATCCTTTCATCTTCTATAAGCTCATTGAATACTTTCTTGATATAATCTAATTCCTCTAACATTATTGATTGATCCTCTGCATAAGCAGTAGTCAATTTAAACCTTAAAGGATTTTTAACATTTAGTTGTCCAGATTTCATAGCATTTATATTTTTATAGTCTTTAAATGCTCCACATTCATCAGCAATAAACGCACTTGGTCTAATAGCATTATTCCTGCTACTTTCCGCAGTTCTAGCTTGATAATAACTATTAGTAAGTTTACAAGTTATCTTTCCGCTTAATGTAGTGGATGTTTTGAAGTGATTAGCTATGGCTGGACTTGCGTCAATAATTTGCATCATAGCTTTTTTAACTTCTCCAGCTAATTCTCTATCTAAACATATTGAATAGAATTCTGAATAATCATCTTCTGTAAGCATTAAAACTATAAATACAACTGCCGCTATAAATGTTTTCAACTTTGTTATTGTAAAGGCTTTTTATCCTCTACTTCTTACAGTCGCCTGTAAGTTCGGCATACATTTTCACCTTCGACTTTACTCGGTTAGGTGTCGGACACTCGTGGGAATGTTATATTCTGCACTTTTTTTACAATAAAAAAAGCACAGGTTCAATTCCTATGCTCTACGGTGATTAAGATTTTTTATTTCTTAATTTACCTCGGTATTTTCTGTAATGTATTTAAAAACGCAACCTTCTATTTTTTTAAAGTTTTCAGTATTACAAGTAACATTTTTATTTAATTGGTATGGAGTTCCTTTTTTAATCATTCTATAAACAGAGTATATGCTAATATTTAATTGATTAGCTGTTTCTGTAGCGGATTTAAAATTCAACTTCTCTCCATTAGGAAATTCAACGCATACTTTTTTACAATTTATATTATTGGCTTTGCAAGTTTCGCTAATTTGTTGTTTTACTTCTGCAGAATGTTCCTTTCCTTTCATGCCTTTTGGATGTCCATTCTTCCATACTGCACCAGTTTTGCCTTCTGCATTCAATCTTGCCATTAAAATAGATTGTTGTTTTTTCTTCTCTTTAGTATGTTTCTTCCCTTTCATTCCTTTTGGATGAACTTTATATATCCTACCGCCATTTCCACCTTCTGCAACATTGTATCCATACTTTTTAAAAGTTGCCTTATACTCTTTTATATATTCTTGTTCTAATTCACACGCCTTTTCAAACGTTAGATTATCTTCAAGAATAATTTGTTCAAAGTTCTCCCAACCATATTTTTGGATTGCATTGTAAAAAGGCCTTGGTGTATCTGTTTCATAGTTTTTATATCCTTTACCATTTGCTCTCCATCTGTTCTTTGTGTTATTTGTCATACCTATATAAACTTTATTATTTGTTTTATTACGGTGCATATATACGCAATAATTGTTTTCCATTTACTTCACCTCTCTAATATTATATCACAGTATTAGATATGGTGCAATAAATGTTTTAGCGTTTTTCAATTACAGACTTCTACCGATTTTGCCCAATCATAATTCTAGGTATTTCCACCTAGAACGCCAAAACTCTAGCATTCTTCCTGGGGATGAATAAGATTACATCTCTATATCTAAATTTTTCAGGATTATCTTTAAATCTCCATCCGAATATATTGGCAATAAAAAAAGCTTGGAAATCTACCAAGCCTTCAAATATACTTTGCCCTACTACATTTAAACCTGTTGCAAAATTTAATAATTTTAATATTCCTTCTACAACTTCTAACTGTTCTTCATCCATATAATAAGGATAATCTTCTTTTTTCTGTTTTCCTAAGTCTCTTAAAAACCATTTACACTGTTTTCTTACTTCTTTTGTAGTTATTTCTTTGCCGCTAATCACGTCGTTGGCATATCTTTTAGCCCTGTCTACTAATTTCATTATTTACCACCACTTAATACTTTCAATAACGGATCTTGTTCCTCTTGCTGTTTTTGTAAAGCTAAGTTTCCTATTTTCGCTCTACTTTGTGGAGAGAGGGATAATTCATTGCAGCACCTAAAAAAATCATTTGTGTATTTAGTATTTGCTAATCTTAAATCTTTATCGGAAATCAATTCTGGATTTTCGTTTATCATAGTTTCAATAGTTTCCATTCTGTCTAAAGATATAGCACATGTAGATAATATATAAATATCTAAATTTCCTAATATACCACTAGCTTCCAATTCTTTTACTATGTTTCTAAATATCTTCTTTTGTTCTTTGTTTAAATGTTTAGGAGGAGTTATTTTATCGGCTCCACCTTTTAGTTTTTCTTCTGTTTTAGCCCTTATTTCTTTTTCTTCTTTGGTTAAGTTTTTACTCATCGTATTTACACTTTTTGAAGGTCTTGCCATTTCCTCACCTCCTGATTTCATTTAGGGGATTTATATCGAACGGATG